TATTACGAATGGCTATTAATCTATTCGGATGATGAAGAAGCCAAAGGGGACTTTCAGATTATAGCCCGTGGCTCGACGGCTTTATTTGAGCGTGATGCACAAAACCTGGCGATTCAGCAGATGGGCGCGATGGTTCAGAACCCTGCGTTCGGAATTAATCCAAAGAAGTGGATTAAAGAAATGTTCGCTTCGCAGAAATTAGATGCCAAACGCTTTCAATACACTGAAGAAGAAATGCAGCAGATGCAGGAAGAAGCGCAAGCCAATCCACCAGCAGACCCTAGAGTTGCCGGTAATCTTGAAGTAGCTAAAGTTCGTCAGCAGACAGAAATGGAAAAAGCAAAACTTAATCAGTCTAGCGATATGTCTGAGCTGCAACTAAAACAGCAGATGGCGCAGACTGATTATGAATTCAAAATGCAGCAGGCGAATGAAGACAGACAGCTTGAGCTAACTTTGAAATCAATGGACAGAGAAATAAAAATTATGGAGCTGTCGCAAGCTCAAAATATGAGTATTGATAAGATCAAATCAGAATTAGCTCAGACATCATTAAGGCTCAATACTCAAAAAGACTTATCGTTAGCGAGGGATGGCGCACCGCAAGTCGCACGAACAAAAATGGAGCCGGTAGGCCGAGCTGAAAACGGGCGGGCGTTCGAGCAATGAGAATAGAGCCGCACGAAAGAGAATCGCACTTATGGCAATCTATCAGAGGCCACTTGCAAGAAAGGCTTGAAGTCCTTCGGTCAAAAAACGATAAGCCGCAAGATGAAATTGACACCGCTTTAATCAGAGGACAGATTAAAGAAATAAAGAATCTATTAGTATTAGATACCAATCAGGCGCAATAAGCCCCTGAACCGAGAAATAGTCGGCTCACGCCCGCTAAAGGAGCAGTAAAGATATGGATCAAGTCGAGATTGAGAGTGATGTAGTGAATGTTCAAGATGCGTTTGAAAGCGGATTTTCTGATGTGCGTGAAGAACCCGCAGAAGAAATTGAAGCAGATGAGGCTGAAGAACAGAAAAAGGAAGGGGAGGCGGGTTATTCGCCTGAACAGGTACAAGAGTTTATTGCAAAAGCGGCAAGAGTGGACGATCTGGAAAAGCAGATGGAAAGCACAACGCAAAAGCTATACGGTAAATTTGGAGAAGTTCAGCGTGATATTCAAAGCTTAAAAGCCAAGGATGAACCCGCACCAGAACCTAAAAAGCTAGTAACAGCAGGCCACTTAAAGAGAGTCTCTGAAGAGCTAGGTGATGAATTAGCTGAAGCCTTGGCGGATGACTTAAATGAATTACAAATAGGTCGTAACCAAGAAGATAGCCAGCAAGCATCAGCAGTTCGGGAAGAGGAAATACTCGGATTAAAGCAGGAGTTTGAAGAAAAGCTTTTAACTAACAGCAATCCAGATTGGCGAGATGTCGTGGGGTCTGATGGTTTTAGCAACTGGAAAGCCACGCTTAGACCGGAGGTAATACAGGAAATAGACGCGAGCTGGGACGCTCATTATATCTCCAGTGCAATTAATGCGTTTAAATCACAAACGACTAAGAAATCAGACAAGAGAAAAGACAATCAACGTCGCTTAGAATCAGCAACCCAGGCACAAGGAGTGCAGGGTGATTCGGCTTCGGAAGATGATATTAATGCAGCGTATCTTGCGGGGATTAAAAACGTAAGAGGCTGAAACAGGTAAAGGATTTACCGATTTAATTACAGGATGTAAAAAATGGCTATTCAAAAGTATAACACTCAAGCGCAACGTACAGCGGTACTTGCGGGTGAGATTATCGCTCATGCGATACCCACTGAAGTATTGGGTAATTCCATGCGTCAGTTAAAAATGCCTAAGAACAAATCAAACACATTGGTTGTTCGTTCATGGGTTCCTTACGGTGGAACCGTGGGCGCACCTAATCAATTCGTTATTGATGATGCAAAGCACTTAACGACTGAAGGTGTTACCCCCGCAGCAGATACGATTGTTGCGCGTGATGTGACATTCAACATCAAGCAGTACATGTGCTTGTATGCCTTTACGGATGTTGAATACGACTTATACGAAGATGACATCCCTGCGGCTATGAAAGAGCAGACGGGTGAGCGTATGGGCTTAGTTCGTGAGATGGTGCTGTACGGTGCATTAAAAGCCTGTACTAACATCTTTTATGCTGGGGGTTCAGGTCGTGCGTCCGTTACGGATCGTATTACAGTGACATTATTGCAAAAAATCATTCGTGGTTTAAATGCAAGTCATGCGAAGCCTGTATCTGATGTATTGAGTTCATCTCCTGATACTAAGACACAAGGTATTGAACGTGCATTCGTGGCTTATTGTCATACGGATTGCGAGTCAGATATTCGTGCGTTAGCTAACTTTGTTTCTACTGTTGAATACGGTACACGCAAATTGTTATGTGACCATGAGCTAGGTACTTGGCAGAACATTCGCTTTGTACTATCGCCTGACTTACCGCCTATTGTTGATGCGGGTGTGGCGATTGGAGCAACGGGTAACTTAAGTACAACAGGTGTTTTATCTGATGTTTACCCAATGATCTTTATGGCTAAAGATGCAGCGGCACAGATGACATTGCGCGGCATGGAAGTAATGACTCCTATCTTTGTTCCTCCTACGTCTAACGCTGCTGATCCTGGCGGTCAACGTGGCTATGTAGGTTCTAAATTCTATTACACAGCAGGTATCTTAAACGATGGCTGGATGGCAGTAGCAGAAACAACAGTTGATTCATTAGCATAATTAAGTGAGGGGTTGATAGCCCCTTATTTTTAAGAGGATTTAATCATGTCAGAGAATATAGTTTACACAGCGAGCATTACAAGTGCGACACCCCCTAATCAATCTGTGGGTCGTGTGGTTTATGACGCAACCACTATTGTTGCGGCTGATTCAAGCACTTTCGATATTGGCTTTAAGCCGCGTTACGTGAAGCTTGAGAACGTCACTGATCGCGTGTCGATTGAGTGGTACGAAGGAATGGCGGCTAACACTTGTGTTAAAACAGCAGGAGCCGGTACTCGCACGTTAGAAACGACTAACGGTGGTATCACTGTTGGAGAGCGTGACTTTTCAGTGCTACAGAATGCAACATTAGGAGCGGTTAAAGCGTCTAAAGTCATCGCATTTTTAGCAATCGGTTAATTAACCAATGCCTCATTCTGTATGAGTGGGGCATCTTTATAGGGATATAACATGGCGATTAAAAAAACAGATACAAATGATTTAGAGATCGGGCAAAACCAAACTAAGGATTTACCGGCTTCTGGTCACTTAAACAGAGCCGAATTAAAAGATAAAATTGAAACCATTGATACGCCGGTAGACAGCCACAGAACAAAAAATCTATTATTTGCTGAAGAAATGGTAGAAGTAACCATCATTGATAATGGTAGCGCAGATGCAGAACAGCTAATAAAAGTGGGCTGTAATGGTATTAATCAATTCTTAATCCGTGGACTTCCTACGATGATTAAGCGCAAGTATCTTGAAGTGCTGGCACGGGCAAAGCTTGGCAATGTCACGACAATAAAATACAAAGATATGCAAGGCAATGACTCAACCAGAATCAATGTAACGCATTCTTTAAGACATCCCTTTACTGTGACTAAAGACACAGCGAAAGGCACACAATGGTTGCGTTCGGTATTGGCTGAAGCGTAATGAATTACCTTCAATTAGCTACTAGACTGAGACAGGAAGCACAAATATCAGGCACAGGGCCGGTAACGGTTCTTAACCAGGTCGGACAGATGAAGTTAGTGGTTGATTGGGTGAATCAAGCTTATGAAGCGATCCAAAACCTCCATGACAACTGGGACTACCTGAGAACTGATTTTAGCTTTAATACGATTGCAAATGTGCAATCTTATAGTGAAGCGGCAATTAACTTAACGGATGTTGCAGAATATGATTTTGACAGTTTCAGGGCTTATACGGCGGCAGATGGACAGCTAGATGAGCAGTATTTATTAAATATTAGCTACGATGAATTTAGAGATAACTTTCTATTTTCTAATCTATCTGTTCAAACAGGACGACCGAGCTACATAGCGCGTAAGCCCAATAATGACATTCTTCTCTATCCCATACCCGATGACGACTATGTGATTGCGGGTGAGTATTATAAGACTCGCCACGTACTAGCTTTAGATGCGGATGAGCCGCTATTTAAGGCACGGTTTCACATGGCTATCGTTTACCTGGCGCTAAGTTATCACGCAGTGTATGTGAATGCGCCTGAAGTCTATAGCTTTGCTGACCTCGAATTCAAGAGGATACTGTTTAAACTTGAGCAGGATCAAACACCGCGAGCTATCCCTGCGGAGCCATTGGTATGATGAAGTTCCCCAGCATACAGACGAGTATTGACTACAACCAGCTTAGGTCAGGACTGGATCAGTCGGCTAAAGCGCTGTCTATCTATCCTGGCGCAGCGATTGATGCGATTAACTATGAAGCCTTAACGCTGGATGGTTATGCGCGAATAGATGGCTATGAGCGTTTTGATGGGCAGGTTAAGCCGAGTGATGGGTTTTACCATTACATAGAAATAAATCTAACCGGCGCTATCAGTGTAGGCGATACAGTGTCGGGCGCTATCAGCGGATCAGCTACCGTTATTTATGTTGGACTGGGATATATTGCAGTCACGAAAACCACCGGTATATTCCTAAAGGACGATACGCTGGAGGTGCTGGGTGTGTCACAAGCGACTATATCTGTTACGCCCACTAAGAACGGCGCACCCACCGGGGTATTGAGCGCCACTATTTTGAATTTAGTGGCTGATGAGTATAGAGATGACATCCTACCTGTGCCTGGGAGTGGGAATATCCTGGGTGCTGTTATGTATAAAGGTGTGGTTTATGCTTTTAGAAATAACGCAGGCGCAACCGCGTGTGACCTTTATAAATCAACAGCGAGTGGGTGGGTTAAAATCTCACTGTATCACTCGCTGGACTTCACTGCTGGAACCGAATCAATCCCTGATGGCACAGCAATCACTCAGTTGACTAGCGGAGCAACAGCGACAATTAAGAGGCAGGTATTACAGACAGGAACCTATGCAGGAAGCAATGCAACAGGCCGGTTAATACTTGACAATATCACCGGTACATTTAATGCGACTCATGCAATTCAAGTCTCAGCCGCGACTAAATGCACCTCATCTAGCGCAGCAACACAGATAACAATTGCGCCTGGCGGTCGATATGAGTTCTCTCTGTTTAATTTCTACGGCAGTACGGACACTTATAGAATGTATGGGTGTGATGGTGTTAATCCTGCTTTTGATTTTGATGGCGATGCGTATATACCTATTACAACTGGGATGATAGATGATTCGCCGCTACATATTCAGACACACAAGAAAACACTCTTCCTATCATTTAGTGGCTCATTGCAAAGCTCAGGGGTGGGAACGCCGCATGAGTGGACTGTTTTAGCAGGCGCTAATGAAATAGGCTTAGGCGATGATATTACGGGGATGATAGAGCAAGCCGGTGATGTGCTTATCATCTTTACACGTAACAGTACGTGGCAATTATCAGGCTCAACTATTGCTGACTTTCAACTGGATTCGCTCGCTCCAGAAACAGGGGCATTGCATTATACGCAGAATAATTTAGGCGCCGCTTTCGCATTGGACGATAGAGGCGTTATACAGATAAGAACCTCTCAAGAGTTTGGTAATTTTGAGAGCAATACCGTGAGTCGAAAGGTACAGCCAACCATTGATTCATATCGAAGTAAGGTGATTGCAACCGCCGTTTATAAGTCGCGCAACCAAATAAGATATTACGCAGATGATGGTACGGGGTTCATCCAAACGGTTTCAGATACAGAAAATGGATTGGCGCATTATTACACCACATTCAAGTACCCTAATAATATAACTTGCGCCTACTCTGGCGAGGATTTAACAGGTAAAGAAGTCGTCTTGTTGGGTGGAGATAATGGCTATATCTATCAGGCAGATAAAGGCAGTTCATTTGACGGCACGACCATAGAAGCGATTCTCAGGACTACGTTTAATCATTTTTCCGCTCCAGAAGTATTGAAGTCGTACAGAAAGGCGATGATAGAAATAGTCTCTAATGGATACTCACTGATAAGGGTTCATCCTGATTTTGATTATGGTGATCCAGAAATAAGCACACATCTACTTGTGGGTAAAGAGATTCAGGGGCTTGGTGGTATGTGGAATATTGATAACTGGGAACAGTTTTATTATGACAGCAAAGTCATATCAGCCATATCTATCCCGGTCGCGGGAACGGGAACAACAATAAGTTTTACGTTTTACTCTAATTCAACAATTGATCTAGGACATACGCTCCAGGGGATTGTTACACACTACACGAAAAGGAGATTAACCAGATGAGCCAGTTTTTTGTCGTTCCTACCGATTTAGCCCCCGCCACACTCGCTAAATCGGCAGATATTAATGCGATAACGTCCGCAGTCGATTCGGCTTTTAATAAGCTGCCTACCGAGATTGAGTTAAAAACAGGGACGGTGAATTATGCCGTAGATACCGGCGCAGCTAACGCCTATCTGGTCGCTCTCCCTTATGCACCCGCCAGTTATAGCGATGGACTTTCTATTGAGTTTAAAGCCCTCAATACCAACACAGGCGCAGCGACTATTAACGTCAACGGGCTGGGTGTTAAATCAATACGTCTAGCTGATGGTCATGTCGCTTATGCAGGCGATATTACTGCTGGCTCCTCGGTTACATTACGCTACAGCGCTACCACGGGTTATTTCCATGTAGCCGCTAACTCAGTAGTATCAGCGAATAGATCAGAAGCCTCGGCAGCAGCGGCTTTGATAAGTGAGGGATTAGCAGATGCGGATGCTATCGCTACAGCAGCAGACAAGGTGTCAACTAATGCAGATGCAGTAGCGACAGCGGCAGATAAGGTCGCTACCAACGCGGATGTCGTGTTAGCCGAAGCGGATAAGGTACAGACGGGGTTAGATAGAATAGCAACCGCCGCTGATGTGGTTCTAGCCGAAGCGGATAAGGTACAAACAGGCCTGGATAGAATAGCAACCGCCGCCGATGTAATTACTATTTCTAATAGTGAAACCGCCACAAGTGCTGATCTCGTACTGACAAACGCTGATGTCGTACTGACTCACGCAGATGTGGTGCTTGCAGAAGCTGATAAGGTTCAGACTGGGCTAGACAGAGTAGCCACTAATGCAGACGTTGTACTCACTCATGCAGATGTCGTACTGACTCATGCGGATGTCGTGTTAGCCGAAGCGGATAAGGTACAGACCGGACTAGATAGAGCGGCTACAGCCGCTGATGTGGTGTTAGCAGAAGCGGATAAGGTTCAAACAGGACTGGATAGAGTGGCTACCGCCGCTGATGTGGTAGTAACCGCAGCTAACAAGGTGAGTGCTGAAAGTGCTAAGACAGCAGCAGAGACAGCTCAATCCGCAGCAGAGGCAGCCCTTGATAGCTTTGACGACAAGTATCTAGGTGCTAAAGCAACTGAGCCTACACTGGATAATGATGGGGATGCACTCTTAGATGGTGCTGTGTTCTTTGACACCACGGTAAATGTGTTAAAGTTTTACGACTTAGGCGGTACAGCGTGGATAGCCAATCATGTTCAAACCAAAGCAGATATAGAAGCACTAGAAATTGATCTAAAAAGTGGTGGGTATACTAAACTAGCAACCACCTCATCAGGCATTGATGTCACGGGGAGTGTCAACGGACTAGCAATAAACACCACAGCAACAAGCAATATCGGCTTAGGTTCTGGTGCTGTCGATTCGATCACTACGGGTGATTACAATGTGGGGGTGGGTGACTCTGCGCTGACTGCGAATACTACTGGCGATAATAACTCAGCGGTGGGATATCAAAGTCTCTACTCCAACACGGAGGGGCATAGCAACGTAGCGATGGGAAGGGGTAGTCTATACTCCAACAGTTCGGGTATTGAGAACTCAGCAGTGGGCAATGGTAGTCTCTTCACCAACACGACGGGTAATCATAACTCAGCGGTGGGTGCGAATAGTCTCGCCGTCAACGCGACTGGGTCTGATAACTCAGCGATGGGCTACGCTAGTCTCTACAGCAACACGACGGGCTATAATAACTCAGCAGTGGGTAAGGATAGTCTCTACTACAACACTACGGGTAGTAGTAACTCAGCGATGGGGTATCGGAGTTTATACTACAACACTACGGGTGTTAATAACTCAGCGGTGGGCTACGCTAGTCTCCTATACAACACAACGGGTTATGATAACTCAGCATTGGGGCAGAATAGTCTCTTATACAACACGACGGGTAGTTTCAACTCAGCAGTGGGTAAGAGTAGTCTCTTTAGCAACACTACGGGTAGTTATAACTCAGCAGTGGGTAAGGATAGTCTCTACAGCAACACGACGGGCTATAATAACTCAGCGATAGGCCACAGCAGTCTCTACTACAACACGACGGGTAGTTATAACTCAGCAGTGGGTAAGAGTAGTCTCTTTAGCACCACTACGGGTGTTAATAACTCAGCGATGGGTGTGGAAAGTCTCTACAGCAACACGACGGGCTATAATAACGCAGCCAGTGGTGTTTACGCTTTGTACTACAACACTACGGGTTATGATAACTCCGCAGTTGGTCATCAGAGTCTCTACAGCAACACCACAGGCGCAAACAACACTGCCTCGGGTTATCAGGCTTTGTACTCGAATACTACTGGCTCCTCTAACGTAGCCATTGGACGATATGCAAGTTACTCAAGAAACACCGCCAGTGGTTCAGACGTAGCAATTGGTCATGAGGCTGGAAAGGCAACCACGACAGGTTATTACAATCTTTTTGCAGGCACATCATCAGGGCGTAACAACACCACAGGAACAGGGAATACCTATGTAGGTGGTGGGTATAACTATGGTTCTGGTTATTATATGACCACAGGCTCAAAGAATACCATCCTTGGTTCTTTCAACGGCAACCAAGGTGGCTTAGATATTCGCACATCCAACAACAACATCGTGTTGTCTGATGGGGATGGGAATCCTAGAGTTCATGTTGATGGTTCAGGTCGGGTCACGATGCCGTTTCAGCCAGCTTTTAATG